AAACATTTACTGGTATTCAAACTTTAGGTACTACGGCATCTACAGGTAATTATATTAGCGTATTAGGAAGCGATGCCGATAATACTTACTTAGTTTTTAGTGGTGCGCGTAAATACCCTAGACTAGATTTAGCAGATACGGTAGCTGGGGGATCAACATTTCAATTTTGGAATTTAGGAAATCAGTTAAGGTTTGGAACAAATACAGGCACAGCAGCAACAGCATCATTTTACATAGCATCAGGAAACGCTGGGGCGGTTACCTTTAATGGCGCATTTTCAGCAGCGTCTAATGCTGTAGGATCAGTAAATGCTAAAGCAGGAGGGTTAACAGCAGTAACGACCGTCGCAGGGTCGTTAACTCTTGCTACTGGGGGTGTAACAATTGCGTCGCAAGTAATGGCTTCAGGTTCAGTATGGCGTGTAACTGCCTACGGTACTTATGCCGCTTCATCTTCTGCTAATGCTAGAACATTAACAATGGCTTGTTATTGGGGTACTACAGCGTTAACTTCAGTAACAACAGGTAATGTGTTAGCATTGACAGCTCAAACAACGCCATGGCGCGTAGAACTTGAAATTACAGGGTCTAGTGCCACAGCTGCGTGGTGTACTGCAATCTTATCCGCTCAAGTAACAAGTGCTACAATACCATTAAATTATATATCTACAGCAGCATCAGTAACAGGATTAACAACAACATCTACGTTAGATTTTAGAGTAGGCCAAACAGGTACTGCAACTGCTGGCGACACAATTAACGTACATTCAGTTATACTAGAAAGAATTAAATAATGGAAAAACTATTCTTATTGTTTGCCAAATTGTCCAGCCCACGTATCCCCGTGCCGTTGGACAAACAGGCTCACTTTAACGGCGGCGCTATCTTGGCGTTCGTAGCGAACTTTGGTATAGGTTATTGGGCCTTATTACTTGTAGCTATAGTAGCTGGCGCAAAAGAGTGGTATGATTACAAGCATCCTAATCATACCGTAGATTTTTATGATTGGTTAGCCACGACACTAGGGGCTATTGTCACATTAGGAGTTATATATGTCTGTTAACTTATCCCCTTTAGGCGGCGCTGGCGCTCAATTCTTTGACAATAATGGCGTAATGTTGTCAGGCGGCTTGGTTTATACGTATGCTGCTGGTACTACAACCCCTTTAGCAGCCTATACAAGTAATACAGGTAATACTGCGTTAGCTAACCCTATTGTGCTTGACGCGTCAGGCAGAGTGCCTACAGGTCAAATTTGGTTAACTTACGGTCAAGGCTATAAGTTTACTGTTAAAACTTCAACCGGTACGCTTATCGGCACGTATGACAATATCCCTACTGCGGCTTTACCGCCATTAGTTAATGATGCAGTATCCATTGCGTATGAGCAAGGCGCATCAGTAACAGCCGGTAATTTTATTATCGGTCAGACCTATTTAATTACATTTATTGGCTCAACCAATTTTCAATCAGTCGGCGCAGTAAGTAATACAGTAGGCACATATTTTATTGCTACCGGCGTAGGATCAGGCACGGGTACAGCTCAAATATCTCGTACTGTTGAAGCTAAACTGCGTGAAACCGTGTCAGTTACGGATTTTGGTGCTGTAGGCAATGGTGTGACAGATGATACTGCGGCAATACAAGCCGCTATTAATTCAGGTGCAGTTGAAATTTACTTTCCTAATGGAACGTATTTAGTTTCATCAATTTTAATTTCTGCCGCATGTAAACTATACGGCCCAAGTACGCTACAAAAAAATACAGTAACAGGTACATCTATATTTAAAATTCAATCTAATGATGTAGAAATTGACGGATTAACTTTTAATGGTGCAAGTGTAGATACCTTAATTCCTTCTACAAGTTTTACAGATAACGCGATACTTGTTAATGGAACTTCAACGCCGAATCAGTATAGTAATATTAAAATATCAAATTGTACTGTTAATGGCGTTGCAGGGTTTGGTATTCGCATAGAATATGCGACAAACGTACAGCTTCAAAATAACACTATTTCATATTGTGGGTACGCAGGTATATTATGTACTTCTATATCAAACGGTATAATTAATAATAATATAATTTCGTATATAAATTCTGCGGCTGGCGCTGTGAACTGGTATGGTATTTCTGTAACCCGTGACCCATCGTTAACTACAACTAATTCGGCTAGACCAACAGATTGTATAATGACTAATAATGTTGTGTCTTATGTATCTCAGTGGACAGGTATTGATATTCACGCAGGGCTTAGAATTATTGTAGACAGCAATCAAATATCCTATTGTAAAAATGGTATTTATGCTCAATACGATAGCACTAGCGCAACATATAAACAACCAAGTGAAAATATTGTATTTTCTAATAATATTATTCAAGGTAACGTAACCGCTGCTACTTCATCGTTAGGTATTGCTTCACTTGGCGATCCAACTATGCCAAATATTGATATAACCATCATTGGTAATCAAGTTATTAATGGCGGTGGTCTCTCTAGTTCTATCGGCGGAATATTTATAACTGAAACCAAAAATTGTTTAGTATCAAATAACATATCTAAAAATAGTTGGCGGTCTGGATTTTCAATTAATGGTGCTTGCGATAGCGTAGTATTTGAAAATAACGAAATAAACGGTGTGCAACCGGACGGCACTGGTAGTTCCACCTATTATGGGTTCGTTGTAGGCACAACAATGACCAATGTCGTAATACAAAATAATAGGTTTTATAATAACTCAGGTACATCAGGCAATACCCCTACGTACGGAATTTTATACTCCGCAGGTACATATAGCGGGGTTGCCTTTAGTAAAAATAGAATACTTAATTTAGCTACAACATCATTTTTGTATAACGGTTCAAACGCAAATAGGTATCAAGATTTTATTTTTAATCTTGAGCCAACTTCTGTATATGATGCTGGATGGACATTGACATCAGGTAATACAACGGAAACACGTAACGTAACAGTTAGACGAAATGTGTACGGAACTATTGCAACTAATAGTTTGGTTTATGCCGTTGATAGAACAACAGTTACTCTTCCAAAAGTATTTGTGCGTACAACAACTCAAGTAGATTCAAATATTTATACCGTAACTGCTTTTACTACAGATGGAACAACTTTTGGTTCAGCAACAAATATTCCGATTATGTTAACTGTTAATGGTGTTTGTTGGACTGATTAATACAACAGCATGATACCAGATGATGTGTGGCAAGTTATAGTTGCCCATTATAAGAAATATGATAATGTAACGTATGACGAAGAAGCGAAGAAGGCAGTAGAACACCAGGCTAAAGTTGTTAATTTTGATGGCGGTGTGTTTATAGTAGTAGGAAATGAATTTGATGTTTTTGTATCTCAAGCTAAACAAGGCAAGTGGAATGTAAAGCATGAGATTACAAAAGTAATTGAATCGATAGCCAAGGATTATCCAACAGCTATAATACAGATTCAGAAGGATAATGCTAAATCGTTACGGTTAGCAAAACATTTTAAGTTTAATGAAGTTAGCCGTAATGATGGGCTTATTAGATTGGAGAAACGATTATGGGTGGAGTAGTTAAAAGTATAGGTAAAGCTGTAGGTAGCGTTGCAAGCAGCTTAACCGGCGGAGATATATTATCTGCGGGCGTAGGCCTACTTGGCGGCGTATTAGGCAGTAACGCCTCTAAAAACGCGGCCAATACGCAAGCTGCCTCAGCAGATTACGCAGCGCAACTACAGAAACAAATGTTTGATAAGCAGATTGAACTGCAAAAGCCTTTCCGAGAGGCGGGGCTGACGGCGCAAAACAAACTATTAGACTACATGGGGCTTTCACCTAACGCAGGAGGTAAGTATGCTAGAGACTTTAGCATGGCTGATTTTCAACAAGACCCAGGCTATGCGTTCCGTATAGCAGAAGGCATGAAAGCGTTAGATCGTACGGCAGCATCTAGGGGCGGATTGTTGTCAGGTGCCACATTGCGTGGTGCTACACGTTACGGTCAAGACATGGCGTCGCAAGAGTACACCAACGCGTTCAACCGTTATCAAACTAACCGATCTAACCAACTTAATCCACTACAAAGTCTAATGGGGTCAGGTCAGACTGCTGCTAATCAAGTAGGTGCAGCAGGTCAAAACTACGCTAATCAAGCTGGCGACGCGTACATGAACGCAGGTAACGCCCGCGCATCAGGTTACGTTGGGTCAGCTAACGCATGGTCTAACGCGTTGGGCGGTATAGCTAACACGTACAATCAAAATCAAATGTTAAATAGATTGCTTCCGCAAGGTGGCAATACCGCCGGCGGCGGTGGAACCCCTTACTATTCGTCCGTAAGCGGTGGAATGGTTATTTAAAGGATAATAAATTATGCCAATAGATCCAAATATTGCCCTAGGCGTTAAGCCCATACAGTTTGAATCGCCTATCAATCAGATGGCAAAAGTGTATGAGATGCAAAATATGCAACAAACTGGTCAAGCCAATCAATTAGCTATGCAAGAAAGACAACGTGCAATGGCTGAAGACGAAGCTGTCCGTAACTATTTCGCACAACAAGACAGGTCTTCGCCTGACTTTGCTAAAGGTCTTTACGGTATCTCCCCTAAAACAGGTCAAGCGTATGAGAAGTTTCAAGCTGAAACAAGTAAAGAAAAAGCATTAACTAAGTCTGCTGAATTAGAACAACTTACTAAAATACACAGTGTTCTTAAAACAGGCGCAACACAAGTTTTAGCCAACCCTACCTTAGCTAACGCTATCCGTGTCACACAAGATGTAGGTCGTATGACAGGCTCAGACGTGGCGTCCGATATAGCAGAGTTAACAGCGTTAGGTGATAACCCTGAAGCCATCCGTCGTTGGGCGGCGGGGCATGCACTTGAAGCGGACAAACTATTGCCTAAATTTGAAAGCCAACAAAATGTAATGGTTAACGGTGTACCTACTTCACGTATACTTAGCATAGATCAGTTAACGAATAAAGCAAGTACCTTAGAAGGTTCGGCAGCGCCTACATACAATAAACCTGCTGCAAGCACTACTGTAAATGTAAATAATGTTCAAGAAAAAGAATTTGAGAAACAAATAGCTAAAGATCAAGCTGAAATACTAAAAAACAGTAAAGCTGGCGCAGAAGATGCGGCGCAAATACTAGCTACTAACATGGTAGGTAAAACCTTGTTAGATAAAGGCATGCTAACTGGCGTAGGCGCTAACTTCTTTACTACGCTTAACCAAGGTCTTAGCCAAGCTGGTATTGATTTTGGTTACGCTGATGCTGCGCAAAACTCTCAAGCATATGGTGCATTGATGGCCGCTAACACCGCTAAAATTATTAAACAGTTTGGTGCGGGTACTGGCTTGTCTGATGCTGATAGGGAGTACGCATTGAAAGCCGCTGCGGGCGATATTAAAATGGATGAGAAAGCTATCCGTAAAATTCTTACCATTAATAACAGAGCCGCGCAAAACTCTATTAATAAGCATAACAAAATGGTTAAAACAGTTGAAGATAAAACTAAAACCATTCTTCCTTATAGCGTTGAAGTATCTGATTACACCGCTGGCATCCCTGAAGGCCGAGCTGGTGCGGCTAAAAAAGGTACGTCTACATTAAAATCTATTATGGGCTTTTAGGATAAATCATGGCTGATATTAACTTACCTAAAGTTAGCGTAACTGCAAAAAGAATTACGCCTGAAGAAAATACCGTTGAAAGCGGTACTAATGTCTATCGGGATAAAATTAATACAGCGCGTCGTGCAGGGTATTCTGACGAAGAAATATTTAATCATATTAAAGATAAAGACCCTAAGATTGCATCTGCATTGAATGAAGGTTATTCTGCGGATGAAATCTTAGCGTATATCGCACCGCCCCCTACCAAGATGGAATCGCTTGCGCGTGGCGCAGGTATTACATTGCGCGGGGCAGCGCCTAGTGTTCTAGGTGCTACAGCCGGTGCAGCGTTAGGTGCCTTTGGTGGCCCTGCCGCACCTATCACCGTGCCTGCTGGTGCTTTGATTGGCTCTGCGGCTGTGCCTATAAGTGATGCGGTTATAAGTGCTTACAATGCACTTGCAGGTAAAAACGTACGTCCTACGTCTGAAGTCATTAAGAATATGTTAGGTGGCCCTAGACCTGAGACTACTAGCGAACGTATGCTTGAGGTTGCAAGTGGCGCATTAACCCCTGCGGGTATAGAATCATCTGCCGCAGGTTTAGTTAAAGCAGTGCCAGGTATGTTAGGCCGCACCGGTCAAGTTATGTCCCAAGCTCCATTGTCACAAGTTATCACCGCGCCTACATCTGCCGCCGTAACGCAAGGCGTTACAGAGAAGTCAGGCAATCCATTATTAGGTCTTGCAGCAGGCGCAGCCACAGGTACGCTTACTAACCTACGACCTAACGTGCGTCAACAAGCTGCCTCTGCGGATCAACTAGCCCTCCGTGCAAAAGCCAACTACGATACGTTAGATGCGTCAGGTTTCCAATTAGACCCTAATGCGTTTAAATCACACTTCAGCACCATTGCACCTAAACTTCGCGCTAGTCAGGGTTACGTAGAAAATGCCTACCCTAAAGTAAAAGCCGTTATTAACGAACTGGTGTCCGACACGCCTAAAGACGTGGCTGAGATTACTGCCCTCCGCAAAGTTATCGGCGGTGTAAAAGGCAGTGCAGACGCGCAAGAGCGTTTAATTGGCGCTCAACTAATGGACGAGTTTGACGATTACGTTCTTAATGCGCCTGCGTCAGCCATTGTCGGTGGCGATAGAAAAGCCGTTGAAGCGTGGAAGAACGCGCGGCAAGACTATTCACGCATGAAAAAAGGCGAGATTTTTACTGACATCATTGAGAAGGCTGAATTATCTACAGGCGATAAAGGTAAAGCTATTGCTAGCCAAATATCTAGCCTGGCTAAGAACGATAAGAAAATGCGTTTGTTTTCTAAAGAAGAACAAGCGCAAATTAAAGAGGCTGCTAAAGGCGGTAAGATACAGTCTTTACTTAATACAGTGGCTAAGTTTACGCCTATGACGCCTGCTGCGGCTATCTTTACCGCCGTAAGTCCTTGGGGTGCGTACACTGCTGCTGCTGGTTTGGGTAGTAAAGCCGCCGCAACCAGCATGCAAGAACGTCAAGCTAACAGACTAGCCAATCAAATGCGCTCAGGTGCAGGTGCTAAACTACCTATCGCTGAAGGCTTTGCGCGTAACCTACCTATGGCAACGTATCGCCAAGGCGTCAATACTCTCGCAACTCAACAACAACAAAACGCTTTAGCCCAATAAGGATTAATAATGGACGATCAAACAACACGCCTTAACCGCATTGAAGAAAAGCTGGACAAAGTGTCTGAAGCGATTGTTTCATTGGCCCGCATGGAAGAACGAATGATTACGTTGTTCAAACGCATGGACAACTACGACGACCATCACCGCGCCTTAGAGGGCCGCGTGACTAAGGTCGAAGTGACGCATGCGTCAGGCGCATGGGTTGAGCGCGTGGTATGGTTTATAATCTGTGGCATTATCATGGGGACTTTATACCTTGGTAAATAGCCGCAGTTTGACCGATTTACACCCTAAAGTCGCTGCCATGTGCAAGGCTTTTATTGAAGAATGTGATAAGAAAGGTATTGACGTACTGATAACATCCACGTATCGTGATGCAGACAGTCAAACAGCCCTTTATAATCAAGGCCGTACAAAGCCTGGTAACATAGTAACTAACGCTAAAGCAGGTCAGTCGTTCCATAACTGGCGTGTAGCGTTTGACTTCTGCCCCATCGTTAATGGCAAATGCCAATGGAACGATAAGGGTTTATTTGCAACCTGCGGCGCCATTGCAGAAAGCGTAGGACTTGAATGGGCTGGTCGATGGACTGGCAAGTTTAAGGAGACGGCGCATTGCCAGTATACTGGCGGTCTGTCATTACTCGATTTTCAAAAGGGGAAAACATTATGAAAGCATATTTAATTGAACGTCTTAAAGAAGCATCAACATGGCGCGGTATCGTAGCGCTACTAACCGCCATTGGCGTAACGCTATCACCAGAGCAAGGCGAGGCGATAGTAGCATTAGGACTAGCCGCTATCGGTACGCTAGGCGTATTCACAGCGGACAAAAAGTAATGTCCTCACTCTTTGCTTTCATAGACCGCTTACTACTTTTAGTAGTTAAGTGGGCTGTGGCAAGAGAACAGGCGAAAGCCCAAAGGTTGCGCGATGCAATTGAAGAAAACCCTGCTGATTGGTACATTGCTCATTTTAACAGCATGTCAGACCCAGCAAACACTCCAGCCGACAAAACCAACACTGACGATACAAAAGCAAGCTGACGGTGGCATTTGCTTAGATAGGGACAACGCTGCTAAATTGGGCGTTTACATCCTTGAACTGGAACGCAAATGATTATCGAAGATGGCTTTTTAGTTTTTGCCAACGACAGACAAAAAGAAATAATCCAAGCCATCAATGAATACGGCGGCATACGACCTGCTGCTAGAGCGTTACAACTACATCACACCACAGTCGCAGACTCAATACGCATAGTAAAGCGTAAAGCCGCTATCAGCGGGTTTGCACCCGATAACGACATGGTACGCGTGGTACCCGATCCGTTTATCGTACGCGGCATCAGCACCTACTATAATGCCGAGGGTAAAGCATCCGGCCAGTGGGTGAAGTCACGCATTGAGGACACCAAGCTACAAGAGATGATGCGTCAGTCGATTGACGCCATGAAAGAAGAAATCCCGCGCCTAGCTGCACTACCGGCCCCACCGCTGGCTAATGACAACCTACTAAACTGCTACGTTATAACCGACTACCACTTGGGCATGCTATCGTGGGACGAGGAGACCGGTGAGAACTGGGACGTGGCCATCGCTGAAAAGCTGGTCGTTAAGTGGATGGAGCAGGCTATCGCTCAGTCGCCTAACGCTGACACGGCTGTGTTCGCACAGCTATCGGACTTCTTACACTTCGACGGTATGGACGCTGTAACGCCTGCGTCTAAACATCTGCTCGACGTGGACACGCGGTTTGCTAAATTAGTCCGATCTGCGATACGTGTATTACGTACCATAATAGACATGCTATTAGCCAAGCACCAAAAGCTACACATTATTATGGCTGACGCTAACCACGATCCGGTCAGTCAGATATGGCTGCGCGAGTGGTTCAGTGTGCTGTACGAGAACGAGCCACGCGTTACTGTGGACAAGTCACCTAACCCTTACAATGCGTATGAGTTCGGTAACGTGGCGCTGTTCTTCCACCACGGCCACAAACGTAAAGTCGCAAACGTATCAGAAGTGTTTGCTGGGCAGTTCAGGGAAATGTTTGGCAGGACTAAGTACGCTTACGCACATATGGGTCATTACCACTCCATAGATATTAAAGAAAATAACTTGATGATAGTTGAACAGCATCGTACACTAGCACCAGGTGATGCGTATTCTGCTAGGGGCGGTTGGCTATCAGGCCGAGATGCTAAGGTAATAAGTTATGATCGCCGATACGGTGAAGTCAGCCGGTTAACAATTAACTCTGATATGTTGAGGTAGATATGGCTAAACGTACACCGGAAGAAATCTGTTACGACTTGTTAGGTCAGTCTATCGATGAAATTGAAGTGGACTACGACAACGAAATCATTGTCATCACCACTAGCATGGGTAGAATTGAATTTACTGGTGATGATCTAGCGATGTACGTTGAAACCGACAAATTTGACGGGTAAAGCTAAAAAACGACCTCACCAATCGCTGTATAACAGACGATTGATAAGGCGGTAATGCACTGATAGCCACGCATGTACAAAAACCTGTCAAAAACGCAGGAAAGTAGCAAATCACGTATTCAAGCATGTTCAATTCGTAATTCATCAATATCTACCTCTATTTTTTTGTCGGACGGCAATTTTACCATAGCCGTGGTCGGAAAATGACCGCGAGATAAAATTTCGACAACACATTCACCTTTGTTCCACCATAACCATTTTGGTAATGTCATTTGTTCGTTCATATTAATCTCCGTATTTTAATTGTAAAAGTAGTTCGCAATAATGGATGGCTTTTTTAATGTCTTCGGCCCCGTTCTTATTTTGATGTCGGCAAATATATTTTATGACGTTGCCTTCAAGAAAACCAATTTCGTTAAAGACTATAAATTCTGCTGGCTGAATAGTCATCTCAGCATAATGCGATCCGCCTACTTGATTGTCTAACGCATTAGTAAGGCGCATATTTTCTTCCTCAGCAACTTCTTCAAGCATTTTTGCTTCCCACTTAACTTTCGCATCCATCTGTGCGTACACACCTGCCTTTAATGAGGGGTTATTTAATATCTGTTCCCCGTAAAGACTTTTGCGGATTTCAGCATCACGCTCCTCTATTAACATCTCTGTCATTCCATCACTCATTGTTTGCTACCTCCAATACTAAGTCTTCCACGCGGATCAGCGTGTCGTCTGATAATAGGTTTGATATGTCTTGCGTAGAGTCCGGCAGTTCTATTGACAGTATCTCTACATCAACATCGTCAGGGCTGTCACCAGTACCAAACCCGTCTGAGTAACGCGTAATGTCTGCGTACACATCTAGCTCAATTCCGTATAGATTAATTGTATATATCATTTTGACACCCACATCCAAAACCTAGCCCATAAGCTAACTGGCTCGTATTCTTCTAAGGGTATCCAAGATGTCGAGTCTACGGTATTAAACTTGTAATGTTCTTCACTCCAAACTTCACGGTATCTATTCATGGTCGTATTGCCTCCTTAATTATTTCCACACGCTCACGCGCAGCGCGTAAGATGGTGTAGCGTTGATGTAATCGTTGTAACATTGAAATACGGCGCTCGGTCTGTCGCTCATGGTTTAGCAACTCCAGCACTTCTTCCTCTGTCTTGTTGTTAATAATAGCGTTCAGTGAACGCCAGTTTAGTCTTTCCATCCTATTCTCCTTAGTAATGATCACCGGTAGGGCCGTTTTGCCCTATCGTGTCAATTCGATCTTCATCCCAGTTAAGCGGGCAACCCGTAAAAGCACACTCTTTTGTTGTAGCAAACGTCTTACCGCAGATGTTGCAGTTAGCATCTTTCTTCTTAAAAATTAAATCAAAGTTGTCATCAAACTCCTTACTGTTTACACGGCTCTGTATCAAGTCGCCTGTGATGTCGTTATGTGCCGCCATCTTGTTTCTCCTTATGTACAATGTATTTATTTTGTTAGCTATGGTTTACACATTTAGTCTAAAACTAAACCAAAAGTGTAGACTTACGCAAACAATGCTCATGCTATGTGCTTCAAACCCAGTTGCGCCAACGGTTTTAAGCATAGTCACTTACCGTATACCTTCTCTGCGTTCTCTTTCATCTTAGCTAAAATCAATAAAAACCGTAGTTCTTCCATTTCTGCTTCTGTCATAGTTACCCCCAATGTCTCCAAATGCCTGCAATAATATGTATGCAGGTTACTAACTCTACTACCCTAACGGCAAGTTGCCATTTACTCATACAGTCTTACCAATGTAAGTAGCTTTGCTGTCATTGAACTGCACCTCTATCTGACACTCTTGCCCCTTGTTTCCATTGTAAAGTTTGTATAACCCCAAACAAATGGAAAGAATACAGATAACTAGCAAAGTTGCTATCACCACGGTTGCACGATCTACGCTTCTATCTACATTACAATCGGCGCAGTCGCACCGACGTCCTTGCTCACAATTTTGGTTACACGGCATCACTTTTCTCCCCTATTTCAACTATAGTAAACTTCTTTTTAGTATACCTTTCGGCAGCCTTACGAGACATAAACACAGGCAATACCCCAATCATGCCACTGGCAAACTTTAACTCTACCGGCGTAGGGGCGCCAAGCACTTTAATATCCGCTTTACTCTGTAAAGCCATTACTATGAACATTTCAACTCCTCCATTGCAACATCAGAAATAGCCCGCTTGTCATGCAAGGCCGCCCAAATACGTTCGTCTACTGTCTTGTTAGCCAACAGTATGTAGCACCACACATCATGCGCTTGGCCACTGCGATGCAGACGGCCTATGGTTTGTTCATACAGCTCTAAGCTCCACGGCAGTGAGAAGAACACAATCTTACAGCCACCGTGTTGTAAGTTCAGACCGTGGCCTGCTGACTTAGGGTGTATTAATAACAGCTCAACCTCACCGTTATTCCAACGCTTGATGGCGTCAGGCTCGTCTATTGTCACGGCCTTAGGAAAGCGCTGCTTTAGCTTTTTAAGTTCTGCCTGGAAGTTGTACACCACGATAGTGTTGTCGTGTTGGTTCTCGTCCAGTAGGTCTTCTAGCATGTCAAACTTATGAAAGCTCAACCACTTCGTCTCAGAGCTGTCTTCGGTGTCGTAGATAAAGCCCGACGCTAACTGCTGTAGCTTAGACGTCAGCACGGCTGCGTTAACGGCGGTTAATGTTTTGCCGTCCAGCTCCATAACAAACGTTTTCTTAAAGTGTTCGTACTCTTGTCGGTTAGGCAGGTCGCACCGCACCTCTACCGTGTGACATGGCGGTAACTTGTCGCTGTATTCGCCAGCCTCTAGTACATACGTGGCAGGCTTAATTATTTGCATTACGGTCTTAAGTGCGTCAGGGCGTGGCTTCCAGTCGTTAAAGTCTTTGTTCATTAGCACAAAGTGTTGCTGTAAGAACGCGCCCTTGCTACGGCCTAACAAGGTCTGATCGACTATCTTGCACTGGCCGAACACATCCTCTAAGCCGTTGCTGGTGAACGATCCGGTCAAGCCCCAGCGTATGTTAATCTTGTCCATCAGCTTGGCAATGGCCTTAAAGCGTTTGCCAGTAGGATTTTTAAGCCTAGTCAGCTCGTCAAACACCACGGCATCAAAACCTTTTAATGTCTCCAGCGATTGCAGGCTGTCGTAGTTCGTCACCACTACATTGGCGTCGGTCTTGAACGCATCCTGGCGTTGCTTCTGTGTGCCTACTGCCACAACAAGTGACAGGCGTGGCGCCCACTTAGGCTGCTCAACGGGCCACACGTCAGTGCAGACACGCTTAGGCGCAACCACTAGGAAACGCTTAACAAGCCCCGCCTCGATAGCGTCCTGCATTGCAGTGAGTGTGATGGCCGTCTTACCTGCGCCTACAGGAGCAAGTATCATGGCACGGTCATGCTCAAATATAAAGTCAGCCGCGACTTCTTGGTAGGGACGTAGCTTTAGCCCCATTGCGCTGCCATTGCGTCAGCAATGCCTTGGTATGTTTCTGATCGCAACTTCCATCTGTCTTCTGACGGTGGTAAATAGTGCAATCGTTCGCGTTGATTTTTAGGTAGTTTTAACATAGCTTCTTTAACATTATTGGATTCTATAAGGGGGGGGGTGTTTTTAAGCCATAAGCATGTTGCCTTTTGTTCCATATGTCCAAACATCCACGGTTGAATTACTTGATCCGGCTTGCGCCACAAGGTAGACATAATACACACAGGGTTTTCAATCACAATTCTAGGTATAGATAGATTAGCTAACCGCATAAAGAAAGATACGCTGGCTTGTTGTTGGCCTACAAAACGTTTTTTAGCAAACCACGCTGCACCTGATACAGATAAGTCTGTGCAAGGCGGGTGCGCTATCATTAGATCCCAAGGGTAATCGACAACATCAAACACGTCGCCTTGATAGTGAGGGCCAGGCGCATCAGTCGGTAGTAAATCGCAACTCATAGCGTCATGGCCTTTTGCAATAAACGCATCTCTAACGCGACCGCTGTATTCACACGCGATTAATACTTTTAGCCCAGTCATCTACGTCTTCCTTATTCCATAAACATGCGTACTTCTGATTAAGGCGTGTGACCTCTATTGCAAATACTTTTTGCAGTTCGGACAACTTACCGCCGTCTGTTTTTATTTCCACAAACCATGTGTCACCGTTAG